TCGAAATTGTCAAGCGACACCTTTGCTTGTTCGTCACATGCTTTTGTTACTGCCTCGTCGTAGTCCTTGCCCTCGACTACAAAATCCATATGTGACACCACCGTCACACGTACCTTCCACTTTTCCATAGTTATTCACCAAGTTACCCAATAATAAATTCCGTTCACGTAAAGATACGCGTGGTTAAGCCGTTCATCTTTAAGGATTCCGTCTTTCCAATCTTTTCCTTCACCATATAACATGAACGTGCTTTCGCACACCTCAAATTCTCCTTCGCATGAACTTACCATGAAACGGCCAAATTCGGTATAACGGAGATGAGGGCAATCGTTGTCGTTTATCCATTTGGATATGCTTTTGAGTGTTGGTTTGGTGTTCAACGTCACTTTTTCACATACGTAACTCATAGTCCATTCACTTTACTTTCACAATGTGTAAAATAAGGCATGCAACAATTTTGCTTTGCCGTCCATAGGTGCAATGCCGTGAATAGGACGCACGAATACCTCGTCATAGTTATCCAAGCATTCCCCATCGCTTTCAAACACCGCTTTCGCTTGCGTTTCGTCACTTGCCACAATTAACGCATACGCATTGCATTCATTCTTGACCGCATTAAGCCTATAGACGTTCATCGTGGGCTTGAACGCATCCGTTTCCAACGCGGTAAGGTCGGCAATGCGCAACTTACGATTGCCAAAGTGCAAATACGGTTCGTGTGTCACACAATCCTTTAGTACGATAGGACTATCGGATGTTATGTGTGGTGTGTCCTCCCATTCTATTGTGGGCATCGTGCGTATCTTTTCGGATACACGTTCCAACACATCCATTGCGTCATTCATACGCTTGACAATCGTCATCGTGTCTTCACTACCGCGTTTCATATCCGCGCAGGTCTTGTCGCAATCCATCATAGCACGACTTATCATGCTACATAATTCGGCGCGTTCGTCTTTCGTCATTGCCGTTCACTTTACGGGTTTCATTTCCAGCACGCGGTCATCGTCAATGTAATGTGGATAATACACAGTTCCGTTAGGCAATTCCGCAATACCTTCATATTGTATGCAATAACTTGCCACCGCCTTGAAATCATCCGAAGATGGACGATAACAACCATCGCCTATTAGTTCCTCGCGTACCGACACCTTGCCGATGGTCATCTTTGTGTTTTCCTCCCGCCAACCTAACGTTTCCATGACGGGATGCTTTTCCACCAATTCCACCACATCACCCACCTTTGCGCGTGCATACTTAAGCATCGCTTTCTTGACCGCATCGGTCATCTTTTCGTACTTATTTTTCGCGTGATTATATTCACTACGCGCCTTTGCCCATTCGCCTAACAATTCGCTTTCGGGTATTTCTATTTCCTTTACTTTCTTTTCCATATCCTTTTCACTTTACACGTTCAAACTTTCTTAAATGTCTCATCGTGCGCCTCAATTCACGCTTTTCCGCCCATTTCGCACGCTTTTCGTCAATGTCACATATAAGCACACCGCCGAACAAAAGGCCGATACCAATAAACGAACCGACCAATGAACCGCTACCGAACAAGCCGACCAATGCCGCCAATGTCCACATTGTGAATACAACCCATTTCATACCCTTGCACGACTTACATGATTCACACTAACGCCCAACCCTTTCGGCTCGATGATTGCCACCCAATAAGGATTGCGCACCTTTGCATACACCCTTTGCGCACGTGTCGTTTCCTTGTACACACCGACCGCGTGCCTGATTCTTTTCTTTTCCATACGTCATACGTTTTTATGGAATGTGCCTACAATAAAATAACAACACAACCACGACGCAAGGCACAAATGTGCATCGTGATTGTGCGAATATCGCGGGCGGACGGCGCGTTGATAGTGAACGCGCCCACCACGTCGTTTTTAAAGGTTTTACAAATCCATGACGAAACGTTCACCGCGCACGTACGCACACAGTCCTTCCTCGCTTGCACGCATTTCAATCTCGCGTACACTTACACCTAATATGTACGCCAAACGTTTTTTCATTGCACGCATTTCCGCACGCAATGCACCCTTAATTTTACTATTCATAATAATACTATATTTATGATTATGCATTTTCAATCGGACGACAATAATACACCGCCGCAATTCCGATATACAACATGTCTCCTTCCCTATTCCATGACGCATGTACGCCATCCCTTTTCTTGTTGAAATATAAGCGGTCAAGATATTTTACGGCATCATGTTTCGTGTCATACATTGCGCACACCGACACCGCACCGTTAATTAACGATTCGCGCACTACTTCCCACTTGCTTGCACTTGTTTCCATTTTTCTTTCCTTTTGTTTGTGTTGTTGTGCTCATGCTTTACACTGGCTTGCAACAGTTCACTTTCGTGAGCGCATTTACAACAGCAGACACAGTGCATACGTTTCGCCCGTATACACCGCGCCTGCCTTGTTATTTTTCATTATACCAGCCGCTGCCAAACGGCACGCTAACTTTTTCCTCTTGCATACGCATACATTAGGATAGTGTCTGCCAACAATGCAAATGTATTCCGAAAAATACAACATGGCCACTGCCTCCAAACGGTTGCAGTGGCTTGCATCTGTTCACTCCGATATAATAAGGTCTGTCCCAATAACATACCTCCTCTGTACTCTCTCTCTGCCAGCACCCGTCAGCCAGTGTCCTCGCTTGCATCTGTCGCTATCGGTTTATATGCCGAGTCTCCGCGTACCGCTCGCTGGCTTTTGGTTCGTGCTTTTCCACAGGGTCACAGCTCTCGCTACCCTGCTGCCCTTTCAGTCAGTCCGTCTGGTACTCGTACCTCGGACTGCCAGCGCTCGTTTTCTGCTACTCTGCTTCACAGTGCTACTGTCAGCGCCAGTTCTCCTATGTGGAGATTACTGCCTTTTTGCCTGCTCATCACAGGAGACTGGTCAGCGGTACATTTTGCGCTGCTGCTCTCGCAGAGGTCCAGCCGTACAGGTGTTTCGTTCCTACTCCTGTCACTCCTGGCCAATATTGCATCAGACCTGAGCTCAGGTTTCATCAGTGCCCTCGTACACTTCACTGGCCTGCTCAAACGAGTATCACTGCTCAGGCTGTGCAGTACCTGCGAACCTCAAACGAGGCCTGCAGACTACAGGTTTTTAACGTCTGCTGATAGTGCCAGCAGAGGCTGTCGCTGCCTCCGAGTTCCACTGGGACTGCTGGCTGTAGAGTTTAAGCGTTTTTCTCAGCGTCTGACTGAGCGAGAATCTTCAGCAAAATGACAGGGCTGAAACTCTTTACTGTCTTCAGATAGACCTCTTTTACAGGCTGGCCAGCAACATCAGTGACTGGTTTTCTGTCTGCTCCCTGGCCAGTGGTTTGAGTCCTGACTGACCAGAGTTTTATGGCTGTGAACTTCTTTCCGTTCCTGTCCTTTCCAGTCTCAATGAATGAGGGGTGCAGAGCCTCAAAAAACTTCTGCAGCGTGAGGCTTTTGCGGTCAGTAAAACCAAACTGGCTAAATGCCTTATTGTATCCAGCCTCCCAGAACTTCTGGGCAGTGCAGATACGGATTGCGCCAGAGAGACTCTTTACCTCTTTGTTTGCCTCCTTCAGGCCCTCAAACTTGTTTACACTTGCTGAAATAGCGTTTACACTCTCAACTGAATAATTGTACTTCATAGTTGTAAAATTTGAAGTTAGTACATGATTTAAAAGAACTCTCGATTGAGTCAAAACCTCAATCTGGAGGCAAAATTAACGCCTCTGAGGAAATGACAATACGTTTTTGGGTTTTTAACACAAATTTAACCATATTGAGCCCTCTCTGTAAAAAGGTGTTTCAAATTGTGAAAAATTGTATAAATTTCTCAGGAACTCAGGTTTTTTGATAATTTTGGTTAATTTTTACATTTGTTTACAGTTCATGAGCCAGCGAGAATTTTTAAAGAGTTTTTAACGAAATTGTGAAAAAGTGTAAAAGCGCAAATTCAGCCAAATTTTACTGATTTAGTTATAGTATCAATATATTGAGATAAAATAAACAAATAATATTATTTTATTTTTGCGTATGTGAGTTTTGCGGAGAATAAGGTACGCAGGTGACGGTTGTTTTATTTATAATATAATAATAAAAGCCGTTTGAGGCCGTTTTTTGGGGAGGTTATTCGTTCGTTTTAAAAGTCCAAAAAAAGGGACGGGGAGGGGATTATATCGGAAACCGATTTCATATGGTGCAAACGCTTATTCCGAAAAAAAGAAAAATTAGAAAAAAATCGCGAAAAATCGAAAATTCAAAAACGCGAAAATGAAAATTTGAAAAAAACGAAAAAAATCAAGTTTTTAGCCAATCTTTGTTTTTAGTTCAAGAATTCATGTCATTTGTTGGTCTTATTTCGGATATTGCGTAAAAAGCATGTTTTTTATTGGTGTTTTTATTTCAATTTCGGGAATTAGCGGATGTGTATTTAATAGAATTGCGATTATTGCGAAAATATTAAGTGGAATAGTGTTTTTTTTCTTGTTGTTTGTGTGTTGGGCATTTTATGTGTATGTTGATTCTTTCGCGTGCGTACGTGTACGTGTGTGTGTATACGTGTATACGTGTACGCGTGATACACCATGTGTATACTAATATATATATCATACTAAATTCATATACATATCTCTAACGAGATATATATATTCATACTACTTCATGAATATGTTATAAATAACATATGGGTCAAAATCAAAACTGGGCGTTTTGCCTTGTGATATTTAAAAAATAAGTGCCGAAAATCCTTGATTTTGGTGCAAAAAAGGCCCGAAAACGGGGTAAAATTGGTGATTTGTCGGGTCGTTGCAAGTTGGTATATTGCGGGATGAAAGTCAAAAGTGGCCTACAAGGGTGTGTAGGCAAGAAGTCGGATAACCGAGTGGTTAACCGAAAATGGCGTTTGGCGGTATTTTGGGGATAAGGCGCGAATATGAACGAAAGTTAAAGTCATGGTTAACGAATGTGAATCGCTATGTCGGTTGTATATGATGTTTTATCTTTGCGGCGTTAACCAACAAATTTGGAATTGATATGAAAATGAAATTACGATTGGACGGTCTTTATGACGACGGTTCTATGTCTATGTGCATCACGCCGTCACTTGGCCTTATGGTGTCGGACGGTGGTGTGACGGACGTATGGTTTGAATGGTTCTTGTGGCGCGTGACGTTATCGTTCTATGGCAAGTGACAATAGTTATTCGGATGAATTGATATTGCATAACGTGATGATGTTCGCGTTCATCGACATGGTGGAATCGGAGATGGTGGATATCGAATCGATGGCGGCGAAAGAAAACAAGCGTATGCAATATGACGTGAAACGCGCGTGGAATGCGGTACGTCACAATATCGCCAAGTTACGCGGTATATTACGTAGTTGTCCCGTGGATGAACAATTGGCGGTGGGAAATAGTAGCGACCTATATAGGTTGTTCATATGGCGATTGGTGTCGCTTTGTTCGTCGGACAAGACGCGTTATTTCAAGATATACAACGCGGTCAAGTCGATGTACAAGGCGTCGGATATGATAGACCTTTCGGGATTGGAAAGGGATGTGTTTGACGTGTTGCTTGACAACGATGACTAAACCCGACGGCTTTGACGATAGGCTCGCCCATTCGCTTGAATTGGTGCGTAAGGCGGAACGGACGGCGTTGGTGTATGACCCGACGGACGGTTTCTACTTGGCGTTTTCGGGCGGGAAGGACAGCCAAGCGTTGTATCATCTTGCGCGTATGGCGGGTGTGCGGTTCAAGGCCCACATGAATTTCACGTCGGTAGACCCGCCGCAAGTCATACGGTTCGTACGTGACCGTTATCCCGACGTGGTGGGTCATGCACCCGAAAAGTCCATATACGCGTATGCGTTGGAAATGGGTATGTTACCGTCGATAAGCATACGTTGGTGTTGCGAACGGTTGAAAGAAACCAAGTCGGCGGGGCGGGTGACGCTTGTAGGTGTCCGTGCGGCGGAAAGCAAGGCACGGGCGAAACGGGCGGAAATTGAGGTGACGTCACATAGGTTTTCGGGTTCGTATGACGAATTCACCGAATGGCAAGCGATGATGTGGGAAAAACGGGACGGCATAGTGCGCCGCAAGTACCAACGTCTTAAGATGCCGATAAACGATGACATGTTCACCATCGAACATGAATCGGAATTACGGTGTGTGCGCGGTAATGACGCTATAATAGTATCGCCGCTTTTCCGTTGGTCGGATGATGACGTGTGGTATTTCCTTAATGACGTGGTGCAAGTGCCCCATTGCGAATTGTATGATTGGGGTTACAAGCGTATAGGGTGTATCTTATGTCCGATGTCGGGGCATGCGCAAAAAAGGCGCGAAATAGCCGATTTCCCGCGTGTCAAACGGCAATGGATAGATACGATTGGCAAGATACGTGCCAAACGGACGGAATTGACGGGTATGTGGGCCGAATTGACGGACGACGAGATATTCGATTGGTGGATAAGCAAACAAGATTATGATACGTGGTACGCGTCTAACAAGGCGCAACAAAAACTTGACTTTTGACGATGATTGAGGAGAAGAAAACAAAGATTTATGGCAATCCGCTACTTCCGACGTCACAGTTCGTGATGTGCGGCAACTGTTTCCGCGCGGATATGTACCATTCGTGTAGTTTCGGGTGTGATTATTGCTTCGCCAACGCCCGTGGCGGTTATTTCACGCGTGACTTTCAGGTGGCCAACGTGGATTTGATACGCAAGTGGTTCAAGTCGGCCCTTGAGGACGGTGACTGCTCGAACATCAAGAAGGAGTGTATCAATCACCGTGTTCCTATTCACCTTGGCGGTCTTACCGACCCCTTCCAGCCGTGCGAGAAGGAGTTCCGCGCGTCATACCGCTTCCTTGAGATAAGCAAATACTACAACTATCCCGTGAATATATCGACGAAAGTAGCGGGGCTGGAGGATATGTATTGGCATATTCTTGACCCGAAGATACATACGTTCTCGATTTCGCTTATTGGCATTGATGATGACTATATACGCACGTGGGAGAAGAACACCCCGCTGGCCGATGAACGCCTACGATTCATACGTGAGTTGAAGGAACGTGGTTTCTGGGTGTCTATACGCATACAGCCCATCATCGACATGGAACAGGTCATACGTCTTATCGAGGCGTCACGTGACACCGTCGATTACTACACCGTCGAGCATCTTAAGGTTGCACTTGACAACAAGGCGTTGGCCGATTCGATAATCAAGAAACTCGCCGACATGCGACTGAATACCACACTTGTCGCCAAAGGGCGTGAGTGGGAGTTCGATAGCCGCACCAAATTGGCCAATATCGAACGTATCAAGGCGGCGGCCCAAGGCGTCAAGGTCGGTTGTGGTGACAATGACCAGCATATCCTTTCGGATAGTCTGAACTGTTGCGGCATAGATACGATGCCGAAGGCGTTCAAGAACTGGCTTAAGTACAATTCGATGTACATAAAGATGACAGGTGACAAATCCCAGTGGTCGCCGTCGGCCAATTGTAACGAATGCTGGAACGGCGATTGTGTCATCAAGGGCTTTACCACGATGAAACAATACGTGGATAAGGCGTATGCCAAGCAATACGGCAACGAGAACCAGATGACCCTTGACCTGTTCTGATATGGATACCAGAGATTTGACACCCGTCGAGCGAATCGGTGATTATTGGTTCAAGCGTGAGGACTTGTATAAGCCTTACGCGTTCTCACCTGCTAATGGTAGTAAGTTACGCCAATGCCAGTTGTTGGTGGCCAAAAACATGGATAAGGCGCGTAACGGCGTGATAACGGGGACGTCCATACTCTCCCCGCAGGCCGTGATAATAGCGTCCGTAGCGAAAGATATGGGTGTTCCATGCACCATATATTACGGCGGTACACGTGAAGACCTATTGCCCGAACGCAAATATCCGTCTTTGGCTATGAGTCTTGGCGCAGACGTGTCTATCGTGTCCAAACTGGCATATACGTCAGTATTGACCGCACGGGCCGAGGAGAAGGCGTTGACCGACGGTTTGTTTCATGTGCGTTATGGCTTCGACTTACGGTCAAATCTTGACGTTTTTGTCGAAAGTGTGGCCCGTCAGGTTGAGAATATTCCATCGGAAGTTCACAATATCGTGATAACGGTTGGTAGTGCCATCACGCTGGTGGGCCTTTTATATGGCTTGGCTACATATGAAACGAACATTGAACGTATATATGCCATCGGATGCGCGCCGAACCGTATAAACACGATACAGGACTATGCGGATATGATATGGTACGAACGCGGAGTGCTATTGCCCGCGCACCTCATTCGTTACGTCGACGCCTTTAATACGATGAAAGGCTATAAGTACGAGAACACCATGCGCGAATCGTATCATGGCTTGGAGTTCCATCCGCGTTATGAAGCCAAGACCTTCCATTGGCTCCGGAGCAATCCTCTGCCCGACTGCTTGATGTGGGTGACGGGTCAGGACTTTTAAATTACGTTAATCGGGAACAATGATACGTGATAAAGTGTAAATTTGCATAGAACTTGTTGAACGGACGATGTAGCGGCATCGTCGGATAGGATATGCGAGGGGAGTCCCAGTACGCGGTAGGGCCGCTAACCTACCACGGAAAAGACCCCCTTATTTTTGTCGGCTATGGCTAAAGACGGAACATTGATATTGGATGCTTGGGTTGAAACGATGCGGTTGATGCCCGATGCGTCGGCCCGCGCGGAAATGGCAAAGGCTATCATGGACTATGCCTATGACGGCACACCCTATACGGGCGGCAACAAGGTGGTGGCTATGATGATAGTCGGAATCGTCAAGGATATAGACCGCCGACGTGCTATGTCGGCCCAAAATCGGATAAACGGTCGTCATGGCGGCAACCCCGCGATACAAGGCAGTGAAACGGCGAAGTCGGTTAACCGACCGCTTAACCGAACTCGCGGTTCTGTGGTAGTTGACGAGCCGTTGTTGTTGACGATGCCCGAACCCGAAAAACCCAAGAAATCCGAATCTTTTGAACGCGCTTGGGTGGCTTACGGACGTAAGGGTTCAAAGAAAGCGGCGATGACGCAATGGTATAAGTTGACCGATACCGACCGCGAACGGGCCGAAAAACATATACCCCATTACATCAAAAGCACCGAACGGCAATTCCTTAAGGATTTTGAACGCTACTTGATGCACCGAATCTTTGACAGTCCCGTCTATGAACGGGGTACGGGTACGATGATATACGACCCGTCACGTGTCGATGACGGCAATAGGTACAATCCCGAACTTGGGCCGACACTTGTATGGAACGACGAAAGCCGTTGTCATATGTATATCGGCTTTTGGAACGGTTACATACCCGACGGCTATGCGGATGACGAACGTCCCGACGGCGCACGGGTGACACTTAACAACGGACGCGGCACGGTCGTTTGGTCGCGTTCGGATAAGGAATGGAAAAAACAATAATCACGATGATAAACAAAGAAACCATACGCAAATGGTGGGATGTGTTCGTCGGCGACGGCGGATTCACGGAAATAAGGATATTGGGCAAGTTCCAATATAGCGGTTATTTCCGTTCAGTTGACAACTTGATAAGCCAACTTACGCCGTTCACGGAATTAGAGGACGAGCAGGTGTATTTCGTGATGAACCGCATTGATGACGCATGTTACGGACGCCAACAATGCGAACGGTTCGTCAAGTCGCCGAAAGTGACGACGTCGGACGGCAATATCACCCATCGCAATTGGGTGTTGATTGATTACGACCCCGTACGTCCCGCTGGCACGAACGCCGCCGATGACGAATTTGAACTTGCACACCGTAAGGCGCAAGCCGTCTATGCGTTCCTGAAAGAACAGGGTTTCCACGACCCCGTGATATGCAAAAGCGGGAATGGCTTTCATACCGTCTACCGTTGTGACATGGGTAACACCGATGCCGAACGTGACCTTGTGCAACGGTTCTTGCAATCCATCGCCATGATGTTCACCGATGACAAGGTGGATATCGACGAATCGGTGTTCAATGCCGCGCGTATATGCAAGTTATACGGCACGACGGCCAAGAAAGGCGCGAACCTACCCGAACGGCCGTGGCGTATGTCGGAAATCATATACGTACCCGAAACAATCGGCGTGAATGACACCGAACTTTTCCGTAAGGTAGCCGACATGATGGAAAAGGACGAACCCGCCATCAACACGGCCTATCGCGGCGGTGGGCCGTCCGAACCCCTTAATCTTGAATCGTTCCTACGCGAACACGGCATCGAATTCAAGGTCGAACAATGTTCAAAATGGACGAAATACGTACTTGACCATTGCTTTTTCAACCCCGAACACCGTGGCAAGGACGCCGCCATCATACAAATGCCAAGTGGCGCAATCAAATACACGTGCCTACACAATTCATGCCAACATCACACATGGCAAGAAATGCGTAAGATACTTGACCCGACGGCCTATGAACGCAAGGAACGACCCACGGCGCAACCCTTGCCCGTTCAACGTGAATTGCCGCCGCGTCCCAAGTACGAAATCAAGGACGTGATACCCGAATTGGGTGAAAAGTGGTTGTCGATGTCATCCATCAAGAAAATCGACATATCGGCGTTGGAACACTACAAGACGGGATTCACCGAACTTGACCGCCATATTTTGGGATTGTTCATGGGTGAGGTGACACTGTTGTCGGGTTCAAATAGTTCGGGTAAGACGTCATGGTTGAATAGCCTTATCCTTAACTTGATTGACCAAGGTGCGCCCACGGCCCTTTGGTCGGGTGAATTGCCCGCACCGATATTGAAATCATGGATTTCGATGGTGGCGGCGGGTAAGCGCAACTTAAGTCCGTCACAATACAACGACGGCAAGTTCTTTGTGCCGAACAACGTAAGCGAAAAGATAGACCGATGGCTTGACGGACGTTTGTTCATATACAACAACGACTACGGCAACAATTGGAAACAACTTTTCCATGACATGGAATTGTTGGTAAAGTGCGGTGTCAAGTTCTTTGTGTTGGACAACTTGTTTTCGATGAACATAGACCTTTTGGGTACGGACAACAACAGCCGCCAAAAGGAACTTATATTGCAAATCAAGGAATTCGCCAAGAAAAATCAAGTGCATATCATCCTTGTAGCCCACCCCCGTAAAGTGATGACGTTCTTGCGTAAGAATGATATTAGCGGCACGAGCGACCTTGGCAACGCCGTGGATGACATTTTCATCATACACCGTGTGAACAACGACTTTTTCCGTGCGGGTGCGGACTTTTTCGGCAAGTCGGAAATCAATAGATTCCAAGGGTACGGCAACGTCATAGAGGTGGCAAAGAATAGAATGTTCGGCGCGGTAGACTTGATGGTCGGTATGCATTATGAAATCGAATCAAGGCGGTTCAAGAACGCGGAATACGAGGACAAGCAATACGCGTGGGAACGGATGGACTACGAACAAACGACGATTGAAACGCCGCCGCCCGCCCCGTCATACTATGAAACGGAACGGGACGAACGGGTGTTCAAAGAGGATGCCCCGATAGACAACGGTGTGCCGTTCGCGCCGCCCGCGATGGATGATGAACCGCCGTTCTAACGGTCGACGCGAAATAAAGCCCTACAATCGCACGAAATTTCGCGGGTGGACAATCATACCACCCAAGGGGTGAAAGTTTAACACGCGTCAAAAAAGCGGGCAAATTTGCGAAATTAGAAATAATATAGACGAACGACAAACAAGAATACTATGGCAAGTGTACAATTTTTCGGGATTTTGAAATCCATAAGGGTGATGCCGAACGACAAGGGTGTCGCCATCACCGTACATGAATTCAAGAAAGGCTACCGCAAGAAAAACGGTGACGTGGTGACGGATAGATGGAACGAATGGCGCGTGATGTACGTGAAAAGCCTTATACCGTACGTGACCGAACATTTCGGTCGCGGCATGATAGTCGAAGTCAAGGGTGAACTGTTGCCCTACGCGATGATTGACGACAAACCCGTCGACGGGTATACGATTCTTGGTCAAACGCTTAACATGGCATCCATACCGCGTCCCTACGCGTTGCAAGAACAAAAGATGATAAAGGATTCGCAAGCCAACGCATCGGAAATGCCCGACCTTGACGACTACCAACGTGAGGACTTTTAGGACGGAAAGAACGGCGATTCATCACGAACCGCCGTCCCCAACACAACTTTTCAACAAAATGAAAGAATTGATAATGTTTACGATATGGAATAATATGTCTTACCCGATACGGGTGACGTGTCCCAAGTAAGCCTATAAGCGGTCGTCGAACCGTCACGTTCGTACCAACCCAACGCTTTCGGGTTCTTTGACGAATATCCCGATTGGCTTATGGATTCGGGTGTGTAGGTCGGTGATGACGCGTTGCTTGGCGTTTCAAGCGTATGCATCTTGATTGAACCCAATATATAAGTTTCCGAACCACGGTGCAAATTGACCGTTTGCGGTTCGCATCCGTCTATGTTGACGCAATGCACGGCCTTGCCGACATATGCCGACTTGACCCACACGTCCGTCGCACACATATAGTTCACGAACGAATCATAAACCGATTGTGCGTTGAAATTCGTGGTGGTCGTCGCATAACGCGGGCCGACGACGAACGTGATTTCGATATCGACGTTTTCACGTACTATGGTCGGCGATTGGCTATCCGACACGATTTGGAAATCGGTTTCACCCGTCATCCATTGTTCGCTATACACGTTCAACGCCTTTCCGCGTTCGGTCATGCCGCTTACGGCCAATATGTTGACGCCGTCGAACATGGTCGTCACATCCACGTAAGAACCCGCCGACGTGTTCTTGAGATAGTATTTGTTCAATAGTTTCTTTGCCATAGTCGTTAAAGTCTTAATTCCTTATCATGTAAATTCACATCACCCATGCAATAACGGCCGCATTCGACCGTCGCCTTGTCGCTATAACGGAATATCGTCACATGGCTATCCTTGTCGATATCGTCAAGGCACACCTTGCTGTCATCGAACAACATGATGGTCACGTTATTGTAACCGTCACACGATAGGTTTATGGTAGAACCGCAACCGACGTATATCTTGACGGCTTTGGCCGTACGTATAGACATCGCCTCGATTTCACACCACATAAACGCCATCACGTCCGCTTGGTCGACATAGATGTAGCCGTCGAAACCCGCCCACATCTGTGTCTTATATCCGCCGTCCACGCCGTCCACGTCAATGGCCGTGTAGCCGTTGATATAATCGGCGAACGCATCTGTGACGTATTCCTTTGTCAACCCTTGTCCGCTTGCGGCATAGGTCATCACATGCGGCAACGATTGTTGTTGCATGGCAAGACGGGCCAATAGTTCCTTGTCGTCCTTGGCCTTTTGCCATTCGTGCTTGTAGGTGGCACAAAGGCCACCCTTAAGCGCGTTCTTGAAATATTCAAATAATCGGTTTTCCATAATGCAAAGTTAACTAATCATTTCAACACGGATGCCTTGTCCGCTTGGTATCGACCAACCCTCCATCATACCTTGTATCGCTTGCATGATGACGTATTGGTTTTGCAATTGTAACAACATTTGTGCTTGGACGGATGTTTGCAAGTCAAGGTCAAAGCCCACGACCGCGTCACGGATTTGCGTAAGTAGGTCGGAATGCAAGTACACTTGTTGCGATACGCCATTCATATAGGCTTCCAACGCACCCGCCGTTTCCTCCGTGATGCCTTGTATGCCTTGTTGTAATAACGACAATTGCTTTGCGCCGTTCTCCCCATAAGTGTATTCGCCTTTGATATAATCCATCACGGGTTCAAGTTTACCCATGATTGAATCTTTTGCCTCGCCTTTCAAGTATTCTTTCAACCATTCGGCATAGTCGATTTCACTTTGACGGAACGCATCCTCATTGTCGGCCTCACGTTGTGCAAGCCACGATTCGTAGTTCTTTGAAAATTCGTCGAACAATGCTTGGTTCGACTCATAGTCAACGATATCCCATTTCTTGCCCGTATCCTCAAGCCATTGCTCCCAAGCGGCGGACGTGTCGGTTTTCAATTTCTCGTTCTTCGCCTTGTCCGCCTCGGCCGCTTGTGTCATTTCCTCGCGTTTCTTGTCTATCGTTTGGCTTATTTCATCCCACGCTTGTTCCACGAATTTTGACACAATCAATTTCAAAATGATATTGTCTATCATTTCATCCCACTTGTCGCTAAACGCCTGCATTGCATCCTCACCGTTGCGGAACGCGTTTATCATCACCTCGATGAGTGATTCAATCTGTCTGCCCCAATCCGATATGCCAAGCAATTCATTGATGGCGTCATTGGTCGTATCGACGATTTCGCGGCGTAATCCCGCTATCTCGCCTTTCAAGCGTATGATTTCATCCTCATCCTTGTTCTTGGCTTTTCTTGATTGTTCAAGCGTAAGTTGGCGTTCAAGTTCGGCAAGTTGCAATTTCTTGTTTTCCGCCGTCACGCCACGCAATCCGCTTGACATCACACCGTATGCCTTATCCGCCTCCCATGCCAATTCATCGTACCGTTGGCCCAATAACGTAACTTGACGTTGCGATTCTTGTATTTGACGTGTGATGCCCGCATTTCCCGACCATTCGTCGGCAAATTCGACGATAACGCCTTTCAAGCCGCCCGCTACCGCGCCGATTAGTGCGCCCCAGCCGCCGCCAAGTTGCGCGCCCACGGCAGCACCTTGACCCGCCGATTCAAGGATGTTCGTCGCGTGTTCGATATTCTCCGCCGCCCGTGTCATTCCGTCGCCGCCTAACGCGTCGGCCAACTCTTTGAACTCATTTGTCGCGGTACGTGCGACGCCGATGGCATCGTTGATACCCGATACAAGTGCGGTCGGTGAAATTTGACTTACATCTTTGAATAACAATTTCAACTTTGACAACTTATCCTCTAACCTTGCCAACTTATCGTAATCCTCATCCGTTCCGCCGCCGTTCATCGCTAACTTGGCGTACATTTCCACAATCGCTTGTTCCGTTTCGTTGATTTCGTCTTGGAAATCGGCGGCGCGGTCTTTTGCGTCTTGTATTGTTTCGATTATAGCCGTGAACGGGTTGCCCTTACGCAATTCCTTATGCATCTTACGCAATGCCGAATTGATGGATTTTATATCCTTGGGGTCAAGGTCTTGCGCCTTGTCCTTATATTCATCCAAAGTGTTTATCAAGCCGCGTAACGCGTCATCGGTCAACGTAGCAAGGTCGCCCGTGGCGGTAAGCCACATATTGGACTTTTGGAATTGTTCAAAGTCAAGACTGGCCAATTGCATTCGTTCGCCCCTATCGATGGCGTCGAATATGTCTTGTGATGCGCCATTTGCGCGTGCGGCCTCCCTTTCCCTTTGTGCTTGCTTGATGATTTCGGTACGCTTGTATTCGTATTCGGCATACTTTTCAAGCAACTTGTTCCAATCGTCTATCTGTGCCTTGGCTTCGTCCAATCTAATATCGTTGGCTATCTTTACCGCTTCGCGTAGTACCTTTTCAAATTCCCCGTCAATGTTGTTGTCGCGTATAAATTGTTCAAGATTGGCAACATTTAACACATCCATGAGATTTGGTACTTTTTGCGCTTTTGCGTCATACCCCCATGTCTGTAATAATTTATTAAGCCTATCAATCACTTGTTCGGCGTTTTTAGGCAATTCGTCGATGTTTTCTTGCGAAAGCCCCATCATATCGGCAAACACATCGCTTAACGCTGGGTTGTCTTTCATTTCCTTCGCCAATTCATACATATCCTTCGTGCCGTCAATCATGTCATGCATGAATTGAATGCGGGCGCTCATATCATTTTTGTCCGCGTCGACATTCAATGCGGCGATTGCCTTTTCCAATGCTTCGATGGCGTCTGGTTTCACGTCACTTGTCAACGCTTGCGCCAATTGCCTTTGATAGAAATCGCGCACTTGTGTCATGGGCATAGTCGCAAGTTGCATTGGCGATAAAGTTTCAAAGCCGAATCGTTTCAAGTTGGCATTAACCTTGGAAAGACTCTCGTTATATTCCTTGGTAGCATCGTTGAGTGCCGTGGTGGAATTATATCCCGCTTCCACGCGTTCCTTATACCTCTTTTGCAATTCGGACACAAGACGTATTTCGTCCTTTAATGCGTCGGACAATATATCTTCTCTTTTGGCGGATTTCTTTGCCGCGTCAAGTTCTTCCTTGTTGCGCAAGTTAAAATATTCTTGAATCCTTTTAATTGCGGCCAAGTAATCTTGCGCTTCGGTCTTTTGTGATTCCATTTGGACAATGGTATCGCTTTGGTAGTTGGCGCGGTTCTTAAGCATTTCATTGGCTTGTTCCAAAGACTTGGTGTACGCTTCTTCTTCGTCCGCCAAACGCTTTTCCCAAGCAACAGTGTCTTCGGTGTCTTTAAGACGCAGGGTGTTGTAAACGCCTTTGCCTTTTTCATCGAATTTTGGAGCAACCTTTTGGTCAAATTCCTTTTGTATGGCGTTGCGGTCGACACCATCAAACATGGAAAGAAGATAACGTTCAAACTTATGTGAATCGAATTTGCCATCTTGGTTGTTCATCGATTGCCAAAATACCGTCTTCCATTCTTCGCCAAGTTTTTCGGCGGCATCATCAATGGCTTTTTGTTGTTCGGGATTCAATCCGCCTTGTTCGTCAATGAATCCTTCGTATATATTGGCAAACGTAGTAGACGAATTCTTCTTTAACAAGTCAAAGAATTTCTTTTGTGCAAGTGCGGCAGTATCATATGCATCGCCGAATTCATCGGAAAACATTTTATTTGCCCATTCGGTGAATGTTTCCCTTGCATCTTTAGTCATGTCGGGGTAAGTTGCATAGAATTCTTCAAGTATACGAGTCCATGCTTCCGTGACCACAACTGGGTCATTTGCTGCTGCACCTTTCAACCTATCTCTTATCAATGTGGCGGCGTCGTTAACAAAAGCACTAACACTATTATAGGCATACTCGCGTGTGCGTTCAACGTTAATTTGTCTAAGGGCTTTATCGGGGTGTTTTTCGCGGTACTTCACTTGCTTGGTATATAAATCAACCAATTGGGCGGCACTCATTCTGTCTGTTCCAATAAATACACTTTCAAAAAAACCAGCATCTCGGACGTTCATTTCTTCATACAAATCATCCAACGCGTTTTGTGCATCGCGTATCTTGTCGGCCATATTAAAGGCTGCGGCAACCCTTTCATTGACATCTTCTATTTGCATCAATTGCGGAATCAATAAATCCGCTGCCATGGAACTATTTTCAATTTCTTCGCGAATAGTCTCCCACGCTTTAGTGGCATTGGTCGGCGTCAACGCCTTATCTAATGCAAGTGCGCGCGTTTCTGATGCGCTTGCGCTTTGCAAAAATTCGCTAAGGTTCTTGGATGCTTCTTTTGCTCCCTCGGAAATAGCCTTATTAAATTCGCGTACTTCTTGCCTTGCTTGACCTATAGCGCGTATAACGGATGTAACCAAAAGTAAGGCCATAGTTATCCACGTATATCCGCTTTTGGCGGTGTTCGCCACCTTGCCACGCAATTTGTCGTACGACTTGACCAATTGTTCGTTCAATAGTAATTCACGGGCTTTTTCATTGGTTATCGCTTTTTCAAATTGCAATATAATCAATTGAAGCCCTTTCATTATTCCGTATGACCATATGATGTTGCCGACGGCATGGTCTATGTTTTTCCATTGAATAAACATGTTTTTGAGGGTTTTTACGCTTCCCGTCAATAAGCCACTTTCTTCTTTGCCGATTTGATTAAGCATGTTATTCCAAGCCAATGTCAAGTTGGCAAGTTGCACTTTAAGTGTGTCGGCGACTTTTGCTTGGTAATCAAAGAAACGTCCACCTTCATCGGTCATGCGGTTTATAACACCCATAACATCACTATATGACACAGCCTTTTTCTTGATGCGGTCATAGACGTCGCCCACACTTACAAGGCGACCTTCAAGTTTGGTGTAATATTCCGAAAGTTGCTTAACCAACGGAATGCCAGCGTTGGCGAATATTCTTGCATCACGGCTATTCAAGTATTCATATGCCTTGATTTGTCCAAGGGCATAGGTCAAGCGTTCCACGGGCGCACCAACGGCGGCGGAAATATCGGCAAGACGGCGCGTTGTATCTACGACATCTTTTGCGGCAACATCGTAAGCGACCAATTGCTTGGCGGCATTGGACAATTCGATAAGGGTGTACGGCGATACCAATGCCATTTGTGACAATTGGTTAAAGATTTGTGTGCCACGTTGTGCGCTATCCACAAGCACGCCAAGGGCGCGTTCGGTCATTTCATATTCGCCACGCACTTCCGCCAATTGTTTTACAAATTGTGTTGTGCCACCTACGGTGAACATGAAAGCCAAACGGTTTTTCATGTAGTTGAACGAACGGGTCAATGCATTGTTTCCTTGTATCAACCCCCGTTGGCTACCCATTAACTTGTCTTGACGTTTCTTAAGGTCGTCGATGGCTTGTCCCGTAGCCTGATATTCTTGACGACCTTTTGCCGAATCAAGATTAAGACCGTTTTGATACATCTGCAATTGCTTAATCTTGTAAGATATATCATCCAAGGTGTGTTCATCCAACCCCATCGCTTGTTGCAAACTTTGGGGACGCATTTTTTCATTTTGTATCTTTTGAAGTTCACGGGATGCCGTTTGTATGTTTTGGGCCAATTCACGACCGCTATCGCTTGAACGTTCGGTAGTAGTCAATTCCGCATAGGCTTGGTTCATTTGTTTCAATTGCGCCGCCAACGCATTGTAAGAATATTGTTCGTTTTCAATCACAACCAATTCGTCACGGGAAATGCCCAGTGTGCGCATGATGGTTTGCGATAATTGGTCATATGATTGTGTAACGGATTGCATCGCACCTTGTGCCATGATTTCGCGCGAACGCATCGTTTGTTGGTGCATGTTGATGGCATTGTCGTTTGCCACCTTTACCTCACCGCCGAACTGTCTTACCGACGCCGTTTGATTGTCGATGTTTTGTGCCGTCTTGAATACCTCGTCACCGTATTTCTTTTGCGCTTGTACAAGTTGTTCCTCTATCGAAAGTTCATCTTTCTTGTATACGACGGCGCGACCCACCGTTGCTATCCCAGTTTCTTGCCATGATGTGCTTTGTCTGATAGCATCCGCTGCCTTTTTTATTTCCGCTGAATAATTTTGTTGTTGATTGACAACCTTTTGCAATGTTTGCGCTTGTTGGTCATAGGTCAAAGTAGTTTCTTGAACCGCTTGTTTTTCCTTGGCTTGCGATGATGCGCGACGTGACGAACCGCCATCCGCCGTACCACTCGAATTGATTGTTGTGTTGCCAAAGTCTTGCAACTTACGTTTCATTTCGTTGATGGCTTGGTCAAAATTTGTGACCATCGTCTTGGTCGCCGTATTGACATGCTCAACGAGTTTGTCAATCGACTGCTTGAGTTCGGCATCGTTAAGTGAGCCTATAAGAATGGTTGGTTGGTCTGCCATATCGCTTATATTTTGTTTGTACGTTGTTTCAAATCCGTTGCGTCATACCGTCACCCTTTCTTTTGTGGCATCGGTATGTCATATTCCTCGCCCGCTTTCAACTCTGGCACTTTCAAACCCGACAAGAAATTGTCAAGTTTCTCTTGCGATTCGTACGCCTCCTTGTATGATTCCCATGCTTTCTTGTCCCGTCCTTTCAAATACTTGGTGTGCGTGTTGTCAATCGCCATGAATTGGATGCGCGCACACGAAAGGCGGAATAGGTAGTCGTCAAGGGTGTATTGCGTGAATACCTTTAAGAAGTCGGCGGCGTCGCTAACGATTGTGCTTCCATAAACATTGATGCTATCTCCGTTGATTTCCTCTTTCTCGTCAGTAGTGAATCCGTAAGCGTATTCACCGATTTTCTGAGTAAAAAAAAACCACCCAAGTCAATCGACTTTATAGCACCCAATATTATGGCCGCCCATTGGTTCGTGTCGAACGTCGAATTCATCACGACCATTTTCATTTGCTTGACCAACTTATCGTTCCTTTCATCCGCATCGTCACTTGGCGTGAACAAGTGGTTGCAAAGAATGACGGCCATGATTTCACACATGGCGTCAAGGTCGGTGCAAAGGGCCGTCACCAACTTATTGTCATCGTCAAGGCTATCGTCGTTCTTTTTCATGTCCAATGCCAATCGGCATATGCGGTACAACGAATAATAACGCATGTCCTTGACGCGGTATTCTTTGTCACCAAGACGCACCAACGACGGCGTGTCGTTAAGTATGTCTATGATGTTGCGTTTGACGTCAATGCCAAAGTCTTTCAATATGTCATCATGTTCGCTTTCCATCTTGTATGATTTGTTGTGTTGTTGTAAAAACAAGGGGGTGCATCAATGGGATGACACCCATAACGCACCCCCACGTTTTCAAAAGATAGTTAAGCCGTCGGCTTAAGCGATTGACCTTGTGTAGTAGGTCTTACCATCTACTACGGTGGTGTCCCAAGTCAGACGATAAACATTGTTGCTTCCGTCCTTCTCATAGTAACCCTTTGACTTCGGGTTGCCAGTGGGACTGCCCACTGCGGTGTAGGTCTCAGTGCCCGATGTTCCAAGAATCTTGTACATATGGTCGGCCTCGCCGTCATTGTATACAAGTGCGGTGATGGTAACGCTGTAGTTCAGTGCGCCGTCGGCGTCTTTCTTCAGTGTACCAACGGTAAGGCCCTTGTAGATAACAAGTGCGCCGTTGCCGCGTTGGAAATCCAGCTTCCACTCGTGCTCGCTTGTGAAAGCACTATTCGGGCCTTCGTAGATGCCGTCACTTACGCTACCGCCAAACAGGGCAGGAAGCTCGGTGAGGTCATAGTTGGCCAGCTCGAATGTCATTGTCACGGGATTGCCCTGATAGATGATATCGAACGGAGCATCGAAAAACTCGGCCTCAATCTCGGTTGAACTAGGTTCGTCCTGTGCGATTGACAGACCCTTAAGAACACCCATCAGCATGGTGTAATCACCAGTTGCGCCGACTTCACGATAACCCAAAGCAATGGGTTTTACGGTTGTTTTCTTTGACATAGTCGTACTTTTTAATTGTTATTGTTTTCTTGTTGTTCGTTTGGTTGTTCGCCATCCGTATCTATTGTCACGACAAACGACTTGACATAAAGGAAAAACCTATTATCGGGATTTCCGTGGTCGTCATCGTCGTATGAAAGAACCGAATCATTTTCGATTGAATAGGTGTCACTACCCGAATCGGCAATGGTTTCGTCGATGACCGTGTTGACGGCATCTTGCATATCCTTGTATGCTTTCTTGTTGAAACGTCCCCGTGTAAGTGTCGGTACGTAGCATTCAAAATAACAACGTACCCAACCGAACGTCTGTTTTGCGAATTCGCTTTCATCGTTGATATTACCCGTCCTAATGACGATAAAACCGTCTTTCTTGTCGCTTGCGGTAAGTTCGGTCGGCACACCCATCGGGTATACGTTCTTTGTTACCTTACCATACAACAAGTAGTAAAGGTAGTCCATCAAGTCGGTACGTGATTCGTTTACCATAGTTCTTATTTCTTACGTTTACGGAATCGTGGATATTTATCAAAGTGGCGTTGTTCGGCGTACGGGTTGTTTGCATAGCGTTCTTGCATCCGTTTAAGGTTGTTGCGGTTGTTAGTGTTGTACTTGGCAACATGAACTTTCAACCTTACCTTTGCGGGTTTAAGGTCACGCTTGACTTGGTCGAAGAATTCCGTCATTACCGCGAAACGCATCGTTTTCGTTTGCATCACGTCATCCTCATCCCAACCGCGCGTCTTGATTTTCATCGTGAAACCTTTTTCCCAATACCCCCAATAAGGTGCAAGTATCGCGAAAAAGACGTTCCACCCTTGCCCGTCCGAACCGTTATAGTTGTCTATGTATTGCTGTGCCAACCCGTGGCCGTAAATGGGAAACATCGAACTAATGTCCGCGTTGAACCATTCATGCAAGTAAGATTCCCTATCGGCGGTTTGGTCGCGGAAAAAACCGCTTGCTTTCAACTTTCCGTCGTATGCGACACCCCAACATAGACTATCAAGCAAGTTGCCGTATCTATCCATGTGGTGCGCACCATGATATTCTTGAATGCGGTTGCCGATTTCGTTCACCTTGGTCATCGCGTATTCAATCAATCGGTCGGTTTGGGCCGTAACCGCGATTTTCATCATGTTACGTTTCATCCGCGCCGCGCTAAATCCTATGACCTTTGACTTTGTCGGCATATCATCCACCCATCAAGTTGTTATCATCCGTCGGTACGTCACCTTGTTCATTATCGTTTTCAACATCATCATCACTACTACTTTCGGGTTTATTAAAGATGACCTTTTCATTCCGCGTCGCATAGATGGAAACACCACCCAATTGCGACGGTTCGGCATTGTCAACCTCCATCGTCATATTTACACCGTATACGTTCACGATAACGTAATCCCCTTTCGCGGGTATGATATACATACCATTGTCGTCTTGGGTAAGCGGTATGGAAATGACATATGATGATGTTTGCATCAAGTTGCCCTCCTCCTTTGTCACCATGTGTTCATCCATGATGCCCTCGTAAAGGACGGTCTTTGTGTCATCCTCCATACCCGAACCCTCGACTACACGGATTATCCGACCCGTGTACGGGAATTCCATTATTTCGTCTTTTGAACGTAGCCAGTTTTTCATAATGACGGAACGTCAACAATCTTAATGAACTTAATCTTCTTTCTTGCACCGTCAAGTATTTCGGCTCTTTCATCGCCGTACAAGTTGTAGATGGCGATTGCGTACTTGATTTTATCGTCTTGGTAAAAGTCTTGTTCTTGCCCGATGGTCTTTTGGAAACCATTATGGGATTGTGACAAAGACGCCGTATTAGAAGGGCTGAGGAGGACGGCCGTAAAGATGATGTCGGCGGTCATAAGTTCCCTTTGACGTTTGGTAACGTCCGATTCATCGTATACATCGTCCGTCGGTTGACACCCACGGTCGAGAGCAATCTTGACAAACGTCTGTTCCTCAAACGTATACCTTGTCGCCGCTTCTAACCATTCTAATACTGTCATCTTTGCTATCTTTTAACTATTGCCAAAACAATTGTTTAAATCACTTACGCGTCTGCCTCGGTTGTATCAACCAATACGTGATACTGTGACTCGTCAAGCACGGTGGCATAACGACCAATCACGTCGGTGTGATAAGCCTTAAGCATGCCGTTCGGTGTAACCTTGTTGATTACATTCAGGAAACCCTGAATCTTTGCCAATGAGAACTGAACGGTGTTGTTGACCTCGCCCGAACGCAGGAGTTCAACGTCGGCGCACTTGGCATGTACAAGAACACCAGCGTAGCCAAGAGGACGAAGGACGGCGACGCCCGACTTCCAACCCTTGACGGTGGTGTAGGTGGTGATGCCCTGTACGGTCTGTTGCTCGCGCACGATGCGTATAGGTGATATCTTTGAAATAGGTGAACGGCTATACTGTACCAGTTGCTCCCAAGTGATGGTGTCGACGTTGGTAGTGGATGAACCACTTGTAACGACGATAACCTTGTCGGGTGCATAAAGGGCAATATAACGATTGACCTCCTTCTTGAAAGCGGCGTTGTTCAACAGTACGTTGATGACCATCTCCCAAGGCAAGTCCCACTCGAACGGTGTGCCGTCGGGAATTGCGTTGGCCTCCTTGTAGTCATACTCAATCTTGCGCATCTGCTCGGGTATGTCGCAATCGGCGGCAGTCCAAACCTTTGCGCCTGCGGTCTTGTAGTTAGCAAGAGGAATGTAGGCGGCTTGGTTGGCAACTACACCGCTGAAGCCTTGTGTGGTGGTTGTGCCACCTGCGACGTTGG